ACTGGTACCAGTAAAATTGAATGGCGAGAATTGGATAAAGAATACCATGGCGAAAAGCTTTCACAAATGGTAGAATTAGGTGACCGAAAATGTGATTGGGATGCACTCAAAGCACATGAGGCTCGAAACAATAACGGGTTTAGACTGTTTGGGAAATATTACCAAGCCCTATGGGATTGATCCGACTAAATAACTAAATAGTACATCACATTTTATAAGTAACAAAATGACTATTAAAGTATTTAACCCAGCGGTCAACGGACCATCACTATCACTGAGCGAAATTCAAGATGAATTTGGTGGAACCAATCCGATTGGCTTGGATGAGTATTACCGCGGCGGTGCTCGTGTTCCGAACAACAATACGGATGTACCAACATCCGGCCCAATTTCAGTAAGAAACTTTTATGGCGCAACTCGCCGCATAGCTATTCCACTGAACATACCTGCGGGCGACTACGCTTACGATGTATTCAACAACCGCGGCTCATCATACGTTGCCGGACTTTCTGATATCACTGTAACAGTTCCTAGTGGTGTTTATGTTGGAGCCTTAGCGACTAACGGATACGCCATGCTGGTTCCAAACTCGTTTAATCCGGCCGACACCGTAACAATTGTAAACAACGGTGTAATATCAGGTAGAGGTGGAAACGGTGGAGACTCCCAATTTGGTGCTCAAAGCGGCGGCAATCCTGGTACGACCGCCGGCCACGCGCTGTGGGTGAATCGACCAACTAATATTCAAAATAACGGCATTATTGCCGGTGGCGGAGGTGGAGGTGGCGGCGGGTCTGGCTGGACACCACATAAAGGCCCTACTGGTTGGGGTGGCGGTGGTGGCGGCGGCGGCGGATTACTTTCTGGTCAGGGCGGACAAGGCCCATATCCGGGCAATAGTGGGAATTTTGCAACTGGCGCTGGCGGCGCCGGTGGTCCGGGAGATTATCAGGGCATCAACGGCGGACCCGGCGGCGGTTGGGGTGCTGATGGCGTTCCTGGCATGGCAACTGGTGGACATAACCCACGTCCCGGCGGCAATGCTGGCGCAGCTGGGTTCTATATTGTTGGCGGTTGGAATGTTACATGGTTGTCGAATGGCACACGTTTGGGCCCAGCAGGTTAAATTGAAATAAATTGGAGTAAATATGAACAGTGTTAAATTTAAAATCAAGAGCTACGATGAGGACACTAACTCGTTGGTAGTCTCGTTTGCATCGGATACAACAGCAAGCCAAGACCCGGAAGCATACACAGCGTATGCGTTTCAACCACTAAACATGTGGCCGGATCTAACTGACATATCAGAGATAAAAAAACAATTGGCTAAAGCAGGAATGTACCACGCGCAGCTGCAGGAGGCCAAAGAAAAGTTTGTTGCTGATCCAGTACGGATTGCTGCGTTTAAAGCGTTAGTCGGCCAAACGCACGAATTCACTGTTGCCGAACTTATCAATAATTCCACAACTCCTCTTGATATGGTATAAACATGATACGCAAACCTCACGCAGCTTTCGGCCGAATTCTGTATTCGAACGAATACGAAGCTGGATATACATCCGACACCATAACTTATGCTGACAGTAAAACCTTACTATTGTTTACCGAAGGCAGCGTCACTGTACGGGACAAGCAGACTGGAGAAGTAGTTCACCAGTGCATTCCTGGATGGTTCAAGGACGGCACATATGAAGATGCTGTGTACGCTTGCACTGTCAATGTGCCCAGCGTTTCTTGGTGCTACGACCCCAAAGTTAATCAAAACTATGTGCCTCTCATTGAAGTGCGTGATGTAAAGATGGGGCAATCCATTGCGCTACCAAAGGATACATCTCTGTTTCTTTGCTCCGGAACTCTGTCAATAAATGGGCAGAACTATGTAGCTCCACGACAAATTTCAGTTAAGTCCGCAGATACTACCGCGGTTGCGGTCACAGATGTATATGGATTAGACTTTAAATGAAACATGCAGTAAAACTCGACTATCCTATTGATATGGGTTTTCTGTCTGAGGCTACCATCACACCGTTTCGGGACTATGCGGTACTGCAAAGATATAGCAAGGGCTTGCCAGGAGACTACGATGCGTTGGCTAAATGTGGATGGAGTGCAAAAAATAAAAGCGTTAGCAATGAGAAAAGCCTCATTGAACAGCTTCCAAGTAAGTTGCTGAGTCTTGAGTATCCATATGTTCTGCTTCTGGAGTTGCCTGCTATTGATACACCTAATCCTGTGCTGCCTGCACATAGGGATTACGGAAAGAAAAGCAGCATTAATATATACCTTGAAACAAGCGGTGAAACTACCACGTTCTACCATTGGAACCGAGAAACTCAAAAGTCAGATTTTGAAGAAGAATTTTGTGCTGCCAACAATGAAATTTGGCTGATGGATACAGATACTCCACACTCGGTAACGTTAAAGCCAAACAAGGCACGCCGGTTGCTGTCGATGTGTTTTGCAAAATTAAAATACGCTGAGGTGCTTGAATGCTTCGCAACCAAATGATTATGGAAATTGAAGTTGACAACGATAGGAAGCTTCGTATATACGACAACTTGTTTGATATGGAGTACAGGAACAACCTGTATGCGTTTGTGCTTGCGTCAAAGTTTCAAATTGGCTGGGCAGATGGTTCTATTATTGAGAACAAGAAGCATCAGTTTCTACACTCAGTTTATTCTGCTGATGACTTAGCAAAAATTCAGATTGTGGAACGTTTAAGTAAGACACCTGCTGCACAAGAGATGGTCGGGTATACGCTTACTAAGTGCGTACTAAACCTATCTACTCCAGCAGATATAAATTTTGTCCACGCGCATCCGGAAGATAAAATCCTACTGTACTACGTCAACTTGGAGTGGCATGATGGTTGGCATGGAGAGACTTTATTTTTTGATGAGGCAGGTAAGGATATTATGTTCGCTAGCGCATACACACCCGGTAGACTAATTGTGTTTGATGCAAAGATTCCACACACCATTCGACCACAGTCCCATCTAGCCGCTTTCTACCGCTTTACGCTAGCATTGGTATACACGAAATGTTGATAATTATAGATGATGTTTTGAACACAGAAAAACTTAAGATTACTCAGGAGTATTTTAACTATCCGGACAATCGTAAAATGCAGTGGGTTGATGGCAGCCTAGACGAATGTATGACCGGCGGAACTCCGATGGCGGATATTTTAGCGCATGTACGCTGCGCTTTTGATTTAAAAGATATGAGTGGCGCCGAGCAGTGGGCTCACCACGGAACCAAACCTAATTGGCATATCGACAAGGACGAAACTTTGGTAAATACCACAGGTGAAATAGCTATGCCTATTTGTAGCATCGTCTTTTATGCTGACATACATTATTTGAAAGGTGGTAAATTTATGACTAATTCGATTTCTGTCACACCAAAAACCAATCGACTGATTGCTTTTAGTCCTGGTGTAGAACATGGCGTTGAGGACTATACTGGTACTCGAATGTCTATTGCAATAAATCCTTGGACTACGAAACCGAGGGGTTACTAATGTTGTATCCAATTGCGCCTGTTAACGGTTTTGGCAAAGACGAAATGGCCCTCTGGGATGGGTTTTTAACCGATGCGGAGATTAATCTTCTGTTAGCGCAGCCTGAGTGGCTGACAACTGAAAAAGCCGCCGTTGGATCTGGTACTGTGAACGATGATATACGTGTAACACAAGTTGGTTGGTTAGGGCCGAAGGCAGAACTTTTACCTATTTGGGAAAAACTGTCTAAGATTGTGGCCGAAGTGAACCGCCGGTTTTTTCAGTTTGACTTGACTGGTTTTTATGAACCAATGCAGATCGGCATTTACAGTTCCGACAACAAAGGACATTACGACTGGCACACAGATGCCAGTGCTAAAGATACTAACGCTCCACGCAAACTGTCTATTGCTCTGATGTTGTCAGATCAGTCGGAGTTTGAAGGAGGGGAATTTCAAGTGCGAGTATCTACAGATACACCACAGACATTGGAAACGAAGCGAGGTAGAGCATGGTTTTTTCCATCGTATGTTATGCACCGAGTGCAGCCAGTCACTAAAGGAGTGCGGCGTTCTCTTGTGATTTGGGTTGGTGGCCCTCCGTTGAAATAAATGGTAGTCAGCTAATTTTTTGAAAAGTGTCTTGGACGGAGGTGCGAATCCCCCCATCTCCACCAAAAGGAAAGTTATGAATTCGTTAGAAGAAGTTGGTAAGTGGTTAGATGATGACAAAGATTATCAACTGTCTACGCAAGAAAAATACGATGAATTTGTTAAAAAAAGAAACTATAAATTTTCTTCTGATGGGGATGACCTAGATTCGACAGGGCAACAAGTATGAATATTGGCTACTCGGGAATGCAGAACCCGTAGGATTGAGGTAACTCGGTCGTAGAAGCAAAAAAATAAATGCAAATGACGAAAGTTACGCATTGGCAGCCTAAACGCTGACTAGGGTTTTTATAGGTTTCCTCGTAACAGAATAACCTATTAATTTTAACTTATATAAGGAATTAATATGAAATCAATTATCGCACTAGTAATGTTAGCATTCGCAACTGTTTCTTTCGCAGCTGAACCCGCAAAGAAAGAAGAAGCCAAAACAGCAGCCAAAAAAGCTGAAGCCAAGCCTGCAGCCAAGAAAGCTGAAGCGAAAGCTGAACCTGCAAAAAAGTAATACCTATATAATAGACAATGGGTTGGTGGAACCCAATAAAACCACCATTTTACACTCATACACACAAGGAGATTATAATGAGTAATATGACACCGTTCGAGATCCGTCTAGAACTTCTAAAACTTGGCAAAGACATGCTTGAACAAGAGTATATGTCTAAGCGTGAAGTTGCACACAATAACTGGCAGGTAGCTTCCGAGAATGCTCGCACTCAAGGACAACAGTTACCAAATCAGCCAGAATATTCATCATTCCCATCGGAACAAGAAATCATTGCCAAGGCGCAAGCTTTAAATGGTTTCGTTTCAAACATTCCTGAGCCCGTTAAGGTCTCTAAGAAATTGTAAGGGGAAGATAGGCCGTTTATTCGGCCTATTTTACACACAGAAAGGAATCAAATGCAAAGTAAGATTGTGCTTTTAAGCGCATTTTTATCAAGTGTTATTTTAATGTTAGCTTCAATTAATGTTGATTTACACAACATTATGCCATTCAAGGCAAGCTATCAGTCTCTATCCGAAGAGGCAAAAAAACATGTGACATGTCTGGCTGAGAATATATATTTCGAGTCGGCACATGAACCCGTTGCTGGTCAAATGGCTGTTGCGTTTGTTACGTTAAATCGTGTACAGACCGGCAACTATGCTAGTAATATTTGTGATGTAGTAACCCAAAAGACCGGTAACACTTGCCAATTTTCTTGGTATTGTGACTCCATCTTTACCTCAAAACGGTTGACAATCAAGAGTACAAAGTTGTATAATGATATCAGAGAGTTAGCAACAAACCTGTACATTAATTTTGATCGAATGGAGGATGTTACAAATGGTGCGACATATTATCATGCAGATTATGTTAATCCAAATTGGACAAAACTTCAGAAGGAGACTAAAATTGGCAGGCATATTTTCTACAAGAGCAAAGGTGATAAAATTGACCGAACAAAAGGA